CTATTATAAACAATCTTATTGATTTGAGATAAATTAGGATAGTCATCATAACGAATTGTAAACTCGTAGATATTGTCTAAAGATATTTTACCATCTTCTAAATTTCTAAAGCCTTGTTTCGCTCTAATCTTTGCCCAAACTACCTTTTGGTCTACAAATGTACCAAAGTAACCACCTGTACCATCAGAACCAGTCTGTAAAGTTTGTATTGCGATTTGATTTCTTAAAACTCCTGCCTTCATTAGATACCAAATAAAGTGTTTCTACAATATGGTTGCGCTTGTCTTTTAGCATCCGAACTTAATTCGTAAGCCTGGTCATAAATAGAGTAATTTTCCCTATTCTCGTAGTCAGTAGACACTTGTTTTAAAATGGCTAATTTTAAGCCTTTAGGACACACTGCAAAGCCTGCTTCGTACTCTATTGTCAAACCTACGGTAGAATAAGCCTCAAGCATCTTATATTGCAATCCACGAGCAGTATATTCCAAAGCTACATCTTCATCATTCACAACCGAATCAATTAAGGTAACTGGACCATAAGGAATCTCTTGTGGAATGTGAAAGTAAAACCAATAAGCCCTTAAGGTTTTTTCTCCTAAAGATAGTCCTGTAAACTTCTCTATTCGCTCCCTTGCTGAAGTAATTAGTTCTTCTATTAAGTCATTCTCCGAATCCGAAGAAATACGCATATAGTCTTTAGCCTCTTGCAAGGTAACTGGCTCTACTGAAAGGTCTGTAACCACCTCCAATTGAAATTCTGAGTTAATCATTATTCTGCTTTTTCTAAACCTAATTCGTTAATTACAATATCAGAAACATAACTATTGTCAGTTCCCCAATTTGCAAATTGTTCTTCTGTTAAACTTAAATTACCTTCAGCTAATTGTTTGCCATCTTCTGCGCATAACTTATAGTAAGTTGAGCAAGTAACCGCTTGAACATCAAAAGGTAATATTAATACATCAATTTGAGTAATAGTGCCTAAAACACCTACATTACTCGGCTTTAATTGAATCATCTTCTTTTTCTTTAATATTTAAAACTTCTTTTAATTGAATAAGAGCATCAGCTACTACTTTAGCATCACTTAAATTAAATACTCCTTTTTGTGTTGCGATATCAAGACCTTGTCCCAATATGCCATATATTTGTTCGTTGTTCATAATTCAAAGATATAAAATTAATTCATAGTTATATTAGGCACATTAATAGACCAAGAAACATTATTTGTCATATATTCTATTGTAGTGTAAATACCATTAACGGTTGAAAGATTATAAGCAGTTATAAATGTTATTTCTATATTCATTCCACTTATAGCTATTGATAATATATTACCACTGCTATTTAATGTTGATAAATTTAATAATGATGTTAAATGTCCTACTGCAAATTCTGCACTAAACCCTTGTGGTGCATTACTATTAAAACTTGCTGAATGACCAATTATTCTTACAAAAGTTGTACTATTTAAATTGCTTTGAGAAACAAAAGGTATAATTAATTTAGTTGCTAATGCTATTTGTGGATAATATCTAACAATTTTTTGTAATTGTGCTACACCTTGTGTGTTACTATTAGCGGTTTGACTTTGTATTTGCGTAGCTGATGTTTGAGTGTTTGTTAATTGCCCTTGCACTCTTGCAGTTCCTACTACATCTAATTTATAAGTTGAACTTGTGGTTGTACCAATTAATAATTGACCACTTGCAGTCAAAGTCATAGTTTGAGTAAAACTTGCAGTATTACCTGCCGTTCCACTTGGAGCAGTTAGCCAAGCGTGTAACCCATTTGATTGGTAATATAAACTTGCAAAACCGTTATTAGAATAAATTGGGTCATCTCCAGAATTATAAAAGAAATTTCTACCTAAACCACTTAAGTCACTTCTACCTAATAAACTTGTAGAAAAAGTTGTTTCAAGTACTTTATTATTATTACCCCAAGCCTTTGGTGTAACATTTAAACCTATTGCGTTTGTTGTTTCTTGTAATAAAGAATTACCTAAAGCACTTGCTCCTGTAAACTTTGGTAAGTAATTAGTAGTTCCTGTGCCTGTGATAGGATTTGTTAAAGCGTTTTGCTTGTTATTAAATGTTGTCCAATCAGCAGAAGATAAAGCACCTCTATTCGTTGCCGAAGCCGTTGGTAAGTTAAAAGTATGCGTAGAAGTAGCAGAAGAAATACCGAAGTCAGTTCCACTCGTTCCTGTTGCAAAATATTGAACTTGATTAGTTAAACCATTTAAGGCTGTTAATCCAGTAGAAAATGTTGTTATTGCTTGACATAAATGTCCGTTTTGTGTATGAAGTGTAATAGTTTTACCACTATTATTAACAAATACTCTAACAGCTAATCTATCAGTTATCGTTAAAGCTGTTGTAGGAACAGCTAAAGCAGTTGTATATAAATTAATAGCAGTACCATTAGTAATTAACTCTGGAGTAGCAGAACCACTCGAAATTAAAGTAAGCGTAGTTCCATTATATTTATACAATTCCAAATAGAAACTTGGACTACCACCATTAGAATTTGAAGAAAACCACATTTCAAAGTTCCAATTACCAGCTGGAATAGTTAATGCAGCAGGGTCGTTAGCATCTGTTACAAATTGAGAAATATAACCATTTGAACTAATAGTAAAATCAGCACCAACACCTATAACAGCATCCTTGCTCATTTCGTAATAAGTATTACCACCTATCGTTCCTTGATTAGTACCTCCGTTTAAATAATAACTTACCGAAGAACCACCACCACTTGAAGTAGGGAAAGGTGCTAAAGTACCATCTCCCCTTACATATTGAGAAGCAACACCTGCTCCTGTTACTGCAAGAGTTCCGTTTGAAGTCAAAGGACTATTAGAAACAGTAAATGCAGAAGGCATAGTTAAACCAACCGAAGTTAATCCTGTATCCGTATCCGTTCCATTTACCCAAGAAGTTCCGTTATATTTTAATACTTGACCATTTGCAGGAGTTGTAATAGTTACATCCGAAAGTTGAGTTAAAGAATAATCTCCTTCAGCAGCAACAACCGCACCTGTTCTACCAAATACACTTGAAACCGCATCTGTATTTATATCCGACCAAGAAGCAGTAATTGTACCACCATCTTGTTGGTTTAAAGTTAATAATTTTGTTGTTGTTCCTGTAACCGCAGCACTTACGATTGAATCATTAAAAGCAGTATTCCAATTAGTTGAATTATCAGTTAAATAAGAAATAGTACCTGCCGTTGACTTTACAATTCCTGTACCACTTAAAGTAGCTTGGAAATCAGCCGAAGATAAACCATCTAATAAATCAGCGTTTAAGTTAGTTACTTTCGTAGTTGAAGCAACCGAAAAAGGAGCAGTACCGGTAGCAACAGTAGATGCTAATTGTGCAGTAAAAGTCTTAATACCAGCAACAGTTTGTGCGCCTGTTAATAAAACTGAATTACCTTGTGTGTAAGTTCGTAGAATTGCAGCAGTAACTTTTTTAGTTATTGCGTTATCTACAATAGGTAACACATCTGCATCTTGAACGGTTACTAATGGAGATAACTCCGATATTTTAACATTAGCCATATTATTTCTTCTTTATTTTGCCCTTAAACTCTTTTGTAACGCCTTTATCTACGATTGCAGTAAAGTACCCAACTTTGATAAATTCTTTCATCTTATCGCTTAAAACAAGGTCGTAGTAGTTATTTCTATAATACTTCTTGCCTTGATACGATATGTCTACTGAACATTTATACATTCTACAAAGTTACTAATATTTTTAGCATTAAAAAAGGGTAGATACAATTAAGCACCTACCCTCTTTAAAGTTATATAATCAGTTGATTATAATTGTTTAGTTAGGCTACGTTACCCAAATCTGCAAAAATGGCTGCCGTAGGTAGCATAAGGTTAATATTTTCGTAACACTCAATTCTAGCCGTAACTAAATTTTGTACGAAATTCGTTCCATTCTCGTAAGAGAAAGTAACATTTAAACCTTCAACTTCAACACGCTCTAAATAGTCTCTATCAAAGATTAATACTTTGTCATCAGTTACCCAACTTGCCTCGAATACTGGAGTACCAAAGATAGTTAAACCACCAACACCATTAAGAACAACTGCACCAGCACCTGCGTAGTAACCTTTAGCAAAAGTTGCGATAATTAATCTTGCCATTTGAGCAGGAGAAACTAAAGCGTAAGAAGCATTAAAGTTAGCAGTCTTTTGGTTACCAATTAATTGGATAATTTCTTCAACATCATTTGTTAAACCACCAACAGCAGTAGAACCTGTTGCAGCAGTTGAAACAGTTGAGAAGAAAGCAGCATTTTCAGCCTTGTAAAAATCTCTCAACATCATACGAGTTAAAGTTTGCTCGATAAATGGTAAAGACTTCATCATTTGCTTTGAGAAAGTTGCAAAACCTGCGATATAAGAGTTAACTGTTTTTACTTCAGTCAAATCGTAATCAATTTGTCCTTTAGAAGCACCTTCAGTTTGAGCTACGATAGCACCTTCTGAACCACTTTCTTTGTAAGTAACATAAGTACCAGTCGCTGATTGAACAGTAGAAACTAAATCTCTAAAGTTTAATTTTTGAGCAGGCAAGATTGCTTGGTTAGGAGCGTATGTAGCTACTGAATCTCCTGTTAAACTTGTAGATAATAACATATTACCTACTGCTTTTAAATTCATAGTAAATGAACCACCTGAAGACTTTAATTCTTTTTCAGCGATTGCCATATTAGAATCTAAATTTTCAGCGATTTGCTCACCGATTGATTTGGTAGATACTTTAGCAGCACTCTTACGAGATACTTCTTCAGCTTGTCTATCCATTTCATCTTTTACTGCTTTGATTTCAGCCTTAACTGAATCAATGCTTTTTTCTACCATCGTAGATACTTCATTTTTTACGCTTAATAAAGCGTTTGCA